ATCTTATCCATTACTGACAAGTTCACTGGCCTTCGTTTGATCGCCAAAGGACTTAACACTGACGAGCGTTCCGAAGTGATCCTTGAATTGTGTAATACCTTTGACCACTTCGCTTCGATCGACTTCAAGAATTGCGATGGTCACTTCAGTGGACCATCGTATGAAGGAGTCGTTCGTTTCTTCGCAGATATCGGTTTAGACCATCAAACCGTTCGCCAGATCCTTGATGCCAAGACCTTTGGTGTCATAGAGTACCAACATCCTCAACAAAGATCCGGCGATTTGTACACTGGATCCGGAAACTGTGCCATAGTCGCCGCTATGTTGTACCAGTTCTTGTCCAAAGACTTTACATTCTTCTGCGATGGTGATGACACCTTGTTGTTTTTTAACAACCCTGCAATCCTTAAGGACGTTGAAACAACCCTTAACCGTTTGGGTTTTGAAATTAGTATCGAAGAAAACCGCGAAACCGATACCCACTTGTTCTCAGACATGGTAGTCCCATTCTGCCAAACATACTATACTGTTCGAGGTTACTATGTGGATTTACATCGTAGACTCAACAAACTCTGCAACATCACTGCTTCGAACCCACTTATGGCTGCTCGTGTCATCCTTGGCAAGTTACAAGGACTTGAGCTCCTAGGTAAGCTTGGTGTTAACCTCCACATGGACGTGGCCCCTCTTGTCCACGGCAAGGCAGAGAATGACGATGTTGTCCACGCTGAACAAATGTTCGCTGGCATGGAGAACTACCTGGCTATCGAAGATGTTGATTTCGATTTGACTAAGCCAGAAACTGGCTTAATCGCCAAGGCCGCATGCGCCATTCGTGACGATTACACACTCAAGTTCCTCAGAGTGGTTGGAAAGAAAGAGTCACGCTCCTATCATAAGCAAGTGTTACACGTCCTTACCAACCTCGTCAACCGCACCCTTCAGTTCGCCACTGAAGTGCCTGTTCCATCCCATGTTGATGAGGAGAAGATTGCCCGCTATATGAGTGCTGATCGGGTCTCAATGGTCATGGCCAAGATCAAGCGGCGGTAGTCTCGCAGGG